AGCATTGGCTAATTACAAACACCAATGATAGGGTGGGCGTCATAGCCCTTGAAGAAGATTGGCGTCGAACAGTCGATGGTATTCTTTCGATAGAAGCTAATGCACGTTTACATATTGATAGTGTTCGCGCTCAGTTTAGCGATGAAGAGATCGACAACTTTTTTAATGTGCTATACAGCGGCAACAACGAAAACAGAGTTTATGTCCATGCCCACCTTGGGATGAATGATGTGGATAGCGTATTTTCTAAACTACGCTTCATGGCTATGGGCCTTGAGTGTAAGTGGATAGTATTTGATCACCTGCATATGCTACTGTCCATGACCACAGACGGTGACGAGCGCCGTAACATTGATTCTATTATGCACAACTTTAGAACGCTGGTTGAAGAAACAGGCGTAGGTCTTATTCTTGTGTCACACCTCAGAAGGATCGACGGTAATCGTGGACACGAGAATGGTATTGAAACAGGACTCAATCATCTACGAGGATCTCAGAGTATTGCACAGCTATCAGACTGTGTGATCTCTCTTGAGCGTAACCAACAATCTGAAGATCCTGTTGAGGCCAGCACAACACGAGTGCGAGTTCTTAAGTCTAGATATACTGGTGACGTAGGTTTGGCTACCCATTTGTTTTATGATAAAGACAGTGGTAGACTCAGCGAAATAGCTATGGAAGTAGAAGAACAAGACGAGATTGAGCTATGAAAAGCATCGTGTTCGACATTGAAGCAGACAGCTTAGAACCAACAAAGATTTGGTGTATCGCCGCTGTCGATCCTGATACTGGTGAAACAAAAACTTTTGGCCCTACAGAAATTGTTCAGGGCTTGGCCCACCTATCGTCTGCCGATAAATTAATCGGACACAATATTATTGGTTACGATTTACCGGCTATCAAAAAGATCCACAACATAGATCTTACTGAGAACCGCGCTATCGTAGACACGCTGGTACTGTCTCGTTTGTTCAATCCTACCCGTGAAGGTGGACACAGCCTTGAGTCTTGGGGCTATCGCATTGGGCTACAAAAAATAGATCATACAGAATTTGGTGAGTACTCTCCTGAGATGTTGAACTATTGTCGCAATGATGCCGTTCTCAATGCAAAAATGTTTAACAATCTTAAAACAGAGTCTCGCGGATTTAGTCGGCAGTCTGTTGTGCTAGAGCATGAAACTCTAAAAATTATTGCAGACCAAAGAGAGCGTGGCTTTCTACTAGATGTTAAATCTGCAAGCCTGCTTGTGGCTGAACTAACTGATCGGTTAAAAGAAGTTGAGCGAGAGGTTCAAAAAACTTTTCGGCCCAAGCAACTTAAGACCACCCTACTAGCTCAGTTTACAAAGACGGGTGCGCTTTCTAAGATGGGCTTAATTGAAGGCTCGACAAAGAAAAGCAGACTGACTGAAGAAGAATATGAGGAAATAGCCACCAAGCGAAAAGCTATTCGCATTGAAGAAGTACCCTTTAATCTAGGCTCTCGTAAACAAATTGGTGAATACCTAATTGACTTTGGTTGGAAGCCTAAAAAGTTTACACCCACAGGTCAGCCCATCGTAGATGAATCTACACTAAGCAAAATCACTGGTATTCCTGAAGCAACACTAATTGCTGAGTATTTATTGCTACAAAAACGCATTGCTCAAGTAACATCGTGGCTAAAAGAAGCACATGAAGATGATCGTGTTAGAGGCTTTGTAAATCCTAATGGTACAATTACAGGCCGCATGACACACAACAGCCCTAACATGGCTCAAGTTCCTAGTGTGGTTGCGCCCTACGGCAAGGAGTGTCGTTCTTGTTGGACTGTTCCAGAAGGTTATAAGTTAGTAGGTATTGACGCCAGCGGATTAGAGTTACGAATGCTGGCACATTATATGAGAGATGAGGACTTCAAAAATGAAATACTCAACGGAGACATACACTCAGCTAACCAACGACTTGCAGGACTTGAATCAAGAAATCAGGCGAAAACATTTATTTATGCACTCCTATACGGAGCAGGAGATGCAAAACTTGGCAGTGTGGTTGGAGGAAACAAGCGCGATGGTGCGGAACTTAGAAAGCGTTTCTTCGATAATCTCCCTGCATTTAAGCATCTTAAAGACAGGGTTGGAAGAGCGGCTTCAAAAGGTTTCTTAAAGGGGCTAGATGGACGTAAGCTATATGTACGCTCTGAACACGCCGCATTGAATACGTTGCTCCAGAGTGCCGGGGCTATCGTTATGAAACACGCTATGGTAAACTTTAATCAGTTGATCCACCTCAATACACTGGATGCTCATTTTGTTTGTAATGTTCACGATGAGTGGCAAGTAGAAGTAATAGAAAAACAATCTGACTCTGTGGGTCAGTTAGGTGTAGACTCAATAATAAAAGCCGGGGAAGAGCTTGAGTTATTCTGCGCTCTTGATGGCGAATACAAAATAGGAGACAACTGGAGTGACACACACTAAGCATGATCCTAGTCGTATAGGCGACCTTGCGGAACATTATGCCATTACTTGGTTATGGGACAATGGCTATCACGTTTTTAAAAACTGTGGTTGCACAGGGCCAGTAGATATTGTTGCTCTAGATCCAAGCGGCGAGATCACCCTAATAGATGTTAAGTCTTATAAGGATGGCAGGTTGTCTGCAAAAACAGATTTACAAAAAAAACTTGGTGTGCAATACTTGCACTATAATTCACTCACAAGGAAGTGCCGATTTGTAAGGCATAGAAAATGAAACTTGACACATTAGTTGACGATATTTATGGACAACTAGAAAATTTATCTGAGGGTAAAGAATTTAATTTATCAGATGAAGATCTAGATTTTACAGTCTCTCGTATTAAAGATTCCCTTTTAGCGTGGGCTAGGCCATCAGAAAGAAACTCTGAGTTTTCTTTGCGTATGTCTAATGTTGGGCGTCCTGCTCGACAGCTTTGGTACGAACAAAACCTCCCGCTTGAAAGATCAAAGCCTGACCCCTCTGTTCAAATAAAATTTCTTTATGGACATATTCTAGAAGAAATCCTTCTCATGCTTGTCCGTGCGGCAGGCCATGAAGTAACTGACGAGCAGAAAGAAGTTGATGTTAAAGGCGTCAAGGGCCACATTGATTGTAAGATTGATGGCGAAGTAGTTGATATCAAGACCGCATCTAAGTTTTCGTTCAACAAGTTCCGTGAGGGGCGTCTGCGTGAAGACGATCCCTTTGGATATATGTCACAGCTTGCAGGCTATGAGGAAGCTGAGAAGTCCTCTGAGGGCGGCTTTCTTGTTATCAATAAAGAGAGCGGTGAGCTATGTTTGTATCGCCCAGAAGAGCTTGACAAGCCCAGCATTACCTCTCAAATACAGGGTGTTAAGAAAGCATTGAAGCTGGCTACACCTCCACCCCGGTGCTATGAATCTGTACCGGAAGGCAAGAAAGGTAACATGAAGATACATCGCAGTTGTAATTACTGCCCCTACAAGTTTGACTGCTACAAAGATGCTAACAATGGAGCAGGGCTTAGAGTTTTTAAATACGCAACAGGGCCAGTATATTTGAGCCATGTTGAAGTACCGCCACGAGTCGAAGAGGTTTTTTATGAATCGACGCCTTTCTAAAAAAATTAATAAAAAGACAATTGAGATTTTTCTTGATTGGTTGAAATCAGTTGTTGATGAATCTCGACACGAAGAAATTAATCCTAAAGATTACAAAAGTTATGTGCCAGAGAATGCTTATTACTGGCGTCAGGCCACACTTTTAAATTCTATTTTTACGCCCCGCTGGATAAAAAGAAAGTTAAAGCGTATGCACAAAGCAAACCCCAGCAAACGTATTCAGGATTATGCTCTATCAGATTTTAAATGAAAGTATTATCCTTAGAGGCGGCTATTTTCTTTTGCGCCAAACAGCTTGCAGAAGAAGAAGCCATTGATGAAGAAATGTTGTATGAACTATACACCATACTAAAAATATATTTTGAAGATAGAATAACAATACATTGAAACCAAAAATAAAAAAGGGCTATCGCCGCCCACGAGTTAAGAGGCCAGTAGATAAAGCACCCGTAAAGGGTTACGATTCTAATTGGGAATATGAACTTCATTCAGGCATTTTAAATGATTGGAAGATTCATACCGAAACAACTGGCTATGTGGTTGAGCATACATATCACCCAGATTTTATCCGCGAGATAAACGGTAAGAAAATTTATCTTGAGGCTAAGGGTCGCTTCTGGGATCACAACGAATATAATAAATATGTCTGGATCGCTAAGGCGCTACCTAAAGACATTGAGTTAGTATTTTTATTTGCTGATCCTAATGCGCCCATGCCACAGGCCAAACGCAGGAAGGACGGTACAAAACGTAACCACGCTGAGTGGGCTTCCTCAAAAGGCTTTAGATGGTTCTCTGAAGATAGTATTCCAGAGGATTGGATAGATGTCTCTAAGAGGGGGAGTATAGGTGATGATGAATGACCGCAAACGTGAGAGGCTAGAAAAGTTTAGCCGCCACAAAAGAAAAAAATACGAAGAGCGGGACGCAGAAAAGTACAAGCCCATAAAAAAGCGAAACAAATACAAGCTAAATATTAATGACTTGAACGACATCGAAGAGTTAGAATGAAGTCGCCCTGCACAAAAGTTTGCACACTGAGGGATGGAGTGTGTATTGGATGTGGAAGGAACCTAAAAGAAATAAGTAACTGGTCGAAATATACCACCGAAGAAAGGAGAGAGATCATTGGACGCCTATCAACAGTACATACACAAAAGCCGATACGCCCGATATCTTCCAAGTGAAGAACGGCGCGAGACTTGGCAAGAAACAGTAACTCGCTATGTAAATTATTGGGGATCTAAACTTAATGTAGATGAGCAAGTAGAAATACATAAAGCTATTTATGATTTAGAAGTCATGCCATCTATGCGAGCTTTAATGACCGCAGGAGAAGCACTGGATCGTGATAACGTAGCGGGTTTTAATTGTAGTTATATTGCTATTGACAGCCCCCGCGCTTTTGATGAAATGATGTATGTGCTTATGTGTGGCACAGGCGTTGGCTTTAGTGTTGAAGACCAATACGTTTCTAAACTTCCAGAGATCGCAGAGGATTTCCATGCAACAGATACAGTCATACACGTTCCGGATTCAAAAATTGGATGGGCGAAATCGTTTAGGGAACTGGTATCGTTGCTTTATTCTGGTCAAATTCCAGAATGGGACACAACTAGAGTTCGACCTGCGGGTGCCAGCCTTAAAACTTTTGGAGGTCGAGCAAGCGGCCCAGAACCTCTTGTCGAACTCTTCAAATTTACAGTTAGATTATTTAAGGGAGCGGCTGGACGAAAGCTTACGCCCCTTGAATGCCACGATCTTTGCTGTAAAATCGCTCAAATAGTTGTTGTTGGAGGGGTAAGACGTTCTGCGCTTATCAGCCTCTCTGATCTTCAGGACGATGATATTCGACAAGCAAAGCATGGTGCTTGGTATAACACAGAACCACAGCGTGGCCTTGCAAATAATAGTGCCTGCTATACTAGCAAGCCTTCTTTTAATTTATTTAACAACGAGTGGAGTAGCTTACATGAATCACAAAGTGGAGAACGAGGAATATTCAGCCGTGCGGCTAGTAAAAAACAAGCTTCAAGAAACGGTAGACGAGATAGTGAACGAGATTTCGGAACGAACCCTTGCAGTGAAATCATCCTTAGACCAAATCAATTTTGCAACCTTTCAGAAGTTGTCGTCAGACCGGAAGATACACCTAAATCTCTCAGGCGAAAAGTACGAATTGCGGCTATCTTGGGTACTCTCCAAGCCACTCTCACGAACTTCCGCTACCTCCGGGGCATCTGGAAAACAAACACGGAAGAAGAGTCGCTCTTAGGTGTAAGCCTTACTGGTATTCTTGATAATCCGTTGCTCACTTTAGAAAACGAAGATCTTGATCTTTTGCTTCAGGACTTGCGTGATGTGGCTATTGAAACCAACAAAGAGTGGGCAGAGCGTTTAGGTATTCCACAGAGCGCGGCTATCACTTGCGTCAAGCCTAGCGGTACAGTATCTCAGTTAGTAGATTCTGCATCAGGTATTCACGGACGCTACGCACCATATTATATTCGACGGGTCAGGGCTGATGTACGAGATCCTTTATGTCAGGTCTTAGAAGACGCTGGAGTGCCTTGTGAGATGGATAACTTCTCACCTAGTACTAAGGTATTCTCATTCCCTAAGAAGGCTCCAGAGGACGCTGTGTTCGCTTCTGAGCAGTCTGGTATGGAACAGCTAGAGTTGTGGGCTACTTATCAAGAACATTGGTGTGAACATAAACCTAGTATTACTGTATACTATCGTGACTCCGACTTTCTTGAGATCGGTAGTTGGGTGTACAATAACTTTGATACAATTTCTGGTATTAGTTTCTTGCCATACGACGAGCATACATATGCTCAAGCACCGTATGAACAGATAACAGAAGAAGAATATAATGAGATGGTCAAAGACTTTCCAACAGCCTTTGATTGGGACTTAAATGAAGCAGATGATTTTACAGAGGGGGCGCAGACCTTAGCCTGTGTTGGTGGAGCCTGTGAATTATAATAAGGAGCGGTATGAAGGAAGGAACCTTAGTAGGCTTTCGCATTATCATAGACTCTGATGGTGTCTTGATGACCGAACAGACCGAACTACCTGATGAACATATATCTAAAATCTTCAGGGAAGAAGAGAGTCAGATACTTGTTCGTGCGGCTATTCGTTCATTTAAAGAGATCATTGGAGATATGCACTCCAAGCTTGAAACGGAGATTGATGCCGTCAACAGGGTTTGCTAGTAGCCATAGCCTTTTCAATTAGGCCACCGTTACTAGCTCTATGGCGAGCAGTTTTTTTAGCAATGCCTTTTGGTTGCTTTGAAAACTGTTTGCCTTTTTTTGTGTCTTCTCTTTTCTTTCTAGATGTTGCGGCATACTCTGCCGACGAGAGAGAATCTCTAGCACTCTTAGGAAGATAACGCTCACCCGTAGCCTTTGGGCCTTGCGTAGAAGGCTTACCAGACTTGGTTCCCCAATCTTCTTTTGTCCAATCTTTCAAGGACTGTTGCGACTTTTTAAGTGCCATTTAAATTCCTCTTATATAATTTTATGTAGAACTTAGCTTTTGTAGCCACCGCCTGCTTTCTTGTAGGCTTGTGCCAGCATCTGAGCCTTGCGAGCAGACCACTGCCCCGGCTTCCCGCCCTTACTGCCTGCTTTGATTCTTTGAAAGATTCTTTTACGCATCTCTGGCTTTGTGTAGTTGCCTGCTTCATTTACTCTACTCTTTGATTTTTTTTTCTTCTTGGCTTTGCCGCCTTTCTTGAACATCTCTCGCTCTAAATCAGAAATACTTTTTGGCCCACAGTGCATTATCGTCGCTCCATAAAGTGATTAGCTACGTTTCGATCAATCTCTGCCATTTGAACAAAAGACATAGTAGCTGAACCGCCCTTGAATTTATCAAGCACTTTCTTCCACCACTCTTTAATCTTATTAATAACTTCCATTTTATTACTCCAGATCAAATACAGATTTATAAGAAACTACACCGCCTTTAGAGTTTTGTGCGCGATCAAAGTCTCCGCGACTAAGGCTCGCTGTAGCTGATGAAAGTTTTTCTAGTTTTTGTGGAGAAACAGACCTATTTGCTTTAGCTTGCATTCTTGCCAGCCTTTGTTGTGTGTCTGCGCTTGCGGGACGCTGTGCTGATGATACAAAATGTTGCGGGATTGTTTTGCCCGTAATAGCTTTAGTCGCTACATTAGCCGCACCATAAACCATTCCCGGCCCAGAACGCTGTATAGCTGAACCAATAAGCCCAGACATTGGGTTAGTAAATATATTTACAAGTTTCTTACTCATTATAATCCCTCATATTTATTACTCCAGATCAAATACAGATTTGTGTGAAACCAAACCGCCCTTAGAGAACTGACCTACTCGCATTTCCTTTTTACTTTTCTGCTTAGGCGTAGGATTGCTTGGGCCTTCTTGAATGGTCTTGCCTTTGCGATTGCGGCCTACATTCCCTGTACCTGTAGGGGCTTTAATATTTTGACGAGCATAGTCCATTGCGTGTTGCTCCAAAGATTTTCCTGTCATTTCCTTAGAGGCTACCTGAGCAACAGCCATACCTACTCCTAATGGTGTAGGATTAGTAATTAATTTACCTACGCCAATAACCTTAGATGCAGTACTAAGCGCATTCATTGCTTTTTCAGCATCTTCTACACTATTAAAAACAGCCATAATTTAATCTCCCAGCGGTAACGCCAATAGTTTTTCTGTTGATATAATCCAAGCCTTTGGAATTGCTATCTCTGCATCTCCTTGTACGGCTTTACCATCTTCAAGCAACATATGTGGACAGATGATTACGAGTTCATCGTCTTCGTGGATGACCATGCCGCAAGAAACTGC